CCGGCAAGACTTGGCTTGCTAGTGCAATATGGAGGAAGTAAAGACTACTTCGGTAACACAACCACGAATGTCTGGTGTTCCCCACCCCCGCGGCCGATCTGGCACGCGTAAAACGGGAGGTAAACGTGCCTCGGGGAGTCCATCCCCCAAAAACGAGAACCGAAAAGTTCCCCCATGTAAATGGGGCAACGATTGTTACGCGTTGCGCGATGGTCGTATATGCCCATTTTACCACTCGAAGAGCGAGAAAGGGGAAGCGGTCGCTATGGCGCCCGTTGCGAATGTGGTTACCATGCCGGGTGTGGTACCAGTTGCGCACAGAACGTTCCATGAGCTCGGGGAGTACTACGACTGCAAGGCCGTGGTAATTCCAGAGTGCGATGCCCACACTTGGTCCTACGCGATTTCGCAGGGCTGGTGTGTGGTGCAGGTCAAACGTCCCGCCATCCCTCATCCTTTGAGCCATGTTGCTCGTGAGGTGGCGATGTTGACGGTGGCTGCATCATCCCTGCGTGGTCTGCGCAGTGTGAGGATTTTCAGCGTCTACGGAGCTCAACGTGACAAGCGCCTGCTGGAGGTAGCGGCGCGTACGGAGGAGAATTCGATCGAGGTGGAGCTTACCATCGGTCCGAATGAGGTGTATCCTGGGGATGCGGGTAAACTTACCGCGCTCCGGGAGGATCCAACTGGGCTGTACAACCTGGTCGTTTTGACAGATGTTTACTGGGGTTCCAAGGGCGCGTTTGCCCCAAGCGACGCGCGCCGATGGGCCGAACATTCTGTGTCACAGAGTATCTACATGATATTGCGCAGTTTTCATGGCGCGGCTGGGTCCGACAAAGTCCCCGGCTTCTGTGGAGCGATCGAGGGAGTCTGGTATGGAGACGCGAAGGGGATGGTGAATTTTTCCTCTGACGCGGCTGGATATGGATACCCTCTCCATCCGTCCATAGATTGGCTACAGCACAAGACCATCGACGGCTTGAGTGTTACGTATTTGGATTCCAAAGGTCCCTACGACATTTTCAAGATCGCGGTCGAGAATCAGTCAACTGTCCGAGTGGCGGTGGAGCTGCAACCTGCGAAAGAAGGAGTTTGCATGGCGCAAGCGTGCGACCTCCGTCTGGCAGTGCGTTCCCCACACATGGTCAGCCTGGTGTACTCAAGACCGACGCGGATGGCTGGTTCACAATGCAACCGTTGCTGCCCTCAGCCCCACTTTCAAGTACAAGATTCCTTTGGGCCACACGTGTGACGTAGCGCGTGGTCAGACTGAGAAGCACTTGGGGGAGAGCCAAACCTATGAACAACTCGTGCAGCGTTGGCCCGCCATTGCCGAGAAAGTCCTGTGTGATACAGCGGATTGTGCGCTATACGCAGGCAGGGAGACAGCATCCCAGGAGCAGTACGATCTGCGCGAAGCCCACCAGAAGAGTGAAGAACTCCTGGTGTCTGCGCGCTCACCGAAGTTTATGCCTGTGCCAAGGCTGAACATGAAGTGGGTGCGAGTGTTCTTTGCGATGATCGTTGCCTGGGTCTTCCTTACGTGGATATCGAATCTCGGAGTCCACGCACGCATCTTAGGCCCCTTTGAGGGTGAGGTGCGTGGAGAGGAGTGGTGGTTTGGAACCTTCGTCGTTATGAGCGCGATACTGCTGGCGACGTTTATCAACCGCTCTTCCCGAGTCACCAGCCGTACATTTCAGGACTGGGTCAGCCAACGAGAGAGAGGAGAGGAAAGTGCTATTCAGGAGAGTGGGTGGTGTGCGTTGACCGAGAGCGACACTATACCCGCTGAGCAGGTGCGTGCCTGGAATTTTTCGATTGGTAGAGGCGACCTGGTGATTGAGGTAGACGGGAAGGAGATGGGAGCAGAAGAAGCCGCAGGGCTGCTGGAGGATGAAGTCGTGAAACAATCGATAGCCCCAGTCCTGGTTACCAACGGTTTGCTGCACCAGCCCGCGAAGACCGATCTGAATTTGCTAGCCGCAATAATTCAACGTCTGCACACCACGGTGAAGGGGGAAACCGACCCTCTCAAACTGGAGCAGATTTGGATGAAAGCGGCGAAGCGGATGGCGGATCTGGTTCTCGGGCACCATGGTGAGATTTGGACCATTCAGGCGTGTGCTGCGTCGATGGGCGGGGAGAAAGGGAGGCGTCTTCTAAGCGCGTGGGAGCAGTTGGAACTCGGCAAGACGAGCGACTGTAGAAAAGAGATCATGGTGAAGTGGAACGAGACCATAGTCTGGAAAGAAGTCGAAGGGGAGTTGACGGTGAAGCCAAGGGCTATAACTGTCCTCTCGAATGATTTGCATGTGGTGTTTGCCCCGACGGCTCATGGAGTCGCGGATGTGCTGCACAGAATCTTCGATGGAACGACGCACTGCGCCGTGACAGTCTTCTTCGCATCCGGCTATAATGGTGCCAAGCTTAATGAGATGGGAACCGCCCTCTCCGCAGGGGGTGATGGTGTGTGCGTGTCTGGTGATGACAGCATGGCCGTCAAGCGGGGGGGTTGGCAGCAAAAAGGGCGAGCGTTTTTGCGATTTGGGGAAGGTGACTTTAGTGCCTATGACCAATCGCAGCGCGCCCACTGCCTTACGGCGCATGCCGTGTGGATGACCGCACTCGGGCTTCCGAAACTTTTGATCGACTTGATCCTTTGGGTGTGCTCTATGCCCTATCGTGCGAAGGGGAAGAGGGTGAAAGTGAAAGGAA